CCTACTGGCTCTATCGAGACCATCCTGGAGAGCAGTTCCTGGGAGCCAACACCACCGAGCGGGTCCGAGTACCGGCATTCGAGATCCTGCATGTCTTCCGGCCTCTTCGACCCGGCCAGGCGAGAGGGAGGCCATGGCTTGCGAGCATCATCGTCAAACTCCGAGAGCTCGATCAGTACGAGGACGCGGAGTTGGTGCGCAAGAAATGCGCGGCCATGTTTGCCGGGTTCATCACGGAGCTCCCCGGGGACGATCCCGACTCCGGGTCACCACTCGGCAGCCGGGTGGATAACGACGCGGCCGGAAACGAGGTCTACCAGGTGGAGCCGGGGACCTACACCACGCTGCCGCCGGGCATGGACATCAAGTTCTCCGCCCCTGCAGACGTCGGCCAGACTTACGAGGTCTGGATCAAACAGCAGCTGCGCGGGGTGGCGGCCGGGATGGGGGTCACCTACGAGCAGCTCACCGGGGACCTCTCCGACGTCAACTATTCGAGTATCCGGGCGGGGCTTCTCGAGTTCCGCCGCCGGTGCGAAATGCTCCAGTGGCACACCCTGGTTTTCCAGTTCTGCCAGCCGGTGGCCCGCCGGTGGATGGACACGGCGGTTGCGGCAGGACTCATCCGCATCCCGGACGACTACCTCAGCAATCGCCGCAACTACTACCGCATCGAATGGAGGCCTCCGCGGTGGTCCTGGGTCGATCCGCTAAAAGACGCCATGGCCGCCGTCATGGAGGTTCGGGCCGGGTTCCGGGCCAGGTCGTCGGTGATTGCCGAGATGGGTGAGGACGCCGAGGACGTGGACCGCCAGATCGCGGAAGACGCCGCCCGGGCGGATTCCTTGGGGCTGGTTTTCGACTCCGACCCGAGGACCACGGAAAAATCCGGGGCCCTGCAGGCGGCGGAGTTCACAACGGCAACAGGCACAGGAGATGGAGATGGCCTACCAACACAATTCCAAGGTCGCTGAGAGCGAGCCCGACTGGGGCGAGGTCGATAAATCAGCCCTCCCCAGGGAGGCGCACGCGGAGATGGGGGACCCCGACAAGAAAAGCACGTGGGGCTATCCGCACCATTGGATCTCCGGAGGGACCGAGCGAAACGATCAGGGCGTGTGGACCAACGGGACCATGTACCTGCACAAGGGCGGGCTCAACGCGGCCTGGGCGGCTGCCATGGGAGCCAGGAGCGGAGAGGAGGCCTCTCCGGACGTGGTCGGTCATCTAAGGTCCCACCGAAGGGCCCTCGGCCTCGAGGGGGAGAGCGAATCGAAAAGTGCTTTGGTCGAGGACGCCAGACGGAGGGCCGAGGCATACAGGCACATGAAAGAGGCGAAGAGAAGATGAGCCGATTCCTGCCGCACATCGCATCCCGGCTGCTGAACGTCCCCCTCATGATCACTCCCGAGGGGCTCGCCGCGATCCTGCGGGCGCTGGGGCCGAGGATCGGTCTTGCCCCGTCCGATGAAATCCCGCGGCCTGCCGCCGTAACCGATTTTAGCCGTGCTCCACGGTACCGGGAATACACCGGGGACGGGATCGGGCTCATCCCAGTCATGGGCCCGCTTGCCTACAACGTCTCCATCGAAGATGCCCTCTGCGGCGGGGTCACGAGCTACCACGACATCCGGGACATGTTCCGGGAGGCCATTGCGGATCCGCTCATTACTTCGGTCTTATTTGCCTTCGACTCTCCCGGGGGAGAGGTGGCCGGGGTGTTCGACCTGGCGGACGAGATCTACGCCGGGCGTGGAGTCAAACCCATCTATGCCGCAATCGATGAGTCGGCATTCTCCGCGGCATACGCCCTGGCGAGCTCGGCGGATCGCATCTTCATCCCCCGCACGGGCGGGGCCGGATCCATCGGGGTTATTGCCCAGTTCGTGGACCAGTCCGGCTACGACGCCAAGGAAGGCCTCAAGTACACGGCCGTGTACGCCGGGGCCCGGAAGAACGACTTCAACCCCCACGAGCCACTTTCCGGCGATGCCCGGGCAACGCTCCAGGCACTCGTGGACGAGGACTACCGCATCTTTGTTGAGACCGTCGCCCGCAACCGGGGGCTCACGACGGACGCCGTCGCCTCCACCGAGGCGGGCATCTTTCAAGGCGAGGCCGCGATAGGCGCCGGTCTTGCCGATACACTCGCAAACTTCCAGCAGGCCGTCTCCATCATCGAGGGGGACAGCCGCAACGGAGGAAGCACCATGAGGATTTTTGGATTCAGAGCCAAGGTCGCACCCGAGGCGACGACCCCCACCGATGCTCCGGCCGCCATGCCGGAGGAGGTTGTGGACCTGCAGGCCGTAGTCGAGCAGGCCCGGTCCGAAGGGCGCGAGCAGGGACGATTGGAGATGGAGGAGGCCGTAAGACAAGCGGCCGAGACCGCCGTCGCCGAGGAGAGGGGCCGAGTGAGCGCAATCCTTAACCAGTGCGCGGCCGTCGCCGCCCACCTGTCCTCCCCGCTCTCGCTTGCCTCCCAGCTCATCTCCGAGGGGGTCCCGGCCCAGGTCGCATCCGACCGGATCATCCGGGCCGTGGCGGACCAGAGCGCCCGGGAGGCCCCGGAGGTCATCTCCACCGTGTCCCCCACCGGGACCGGAGAACCCAACCCGCTTCTGGCCGAGGCCCGAAGGCGGGCCGAAGCCGCGAAAAAGAAAGGAGCGTAACTCATGTCGAACGTACTCACGGAAGGCAATCGCCTGGGAGATATCCTGAAATTCGAAAGCGGGGAGGTCAAACGCTTCTCCCGCGAGGACGTGACGGTGCTCTCCGGCCAGGAACTTGAGATCGGCGCCGTGCTGGGCAAGGTCACCCTCGGGGCCTGCCCCGCCACCGGCACGGCCGATGACGGAAACACCGGCGGCGGGTCTTGCGGATCCGTTACCGCCGGCGCGAAAGCTCAACAGGGCACCTACACCTTGCGCTGCATCAAGGCCGCGACCGGGGCCGGGGATTTCGAGGTGATCGCCCCCGACGGCACCCTGGTGGGTATTGCGACCGTTGCGGTCGCCTTTACCAGCGATCACATCAACTTCACCCTGGCAGACGGCGACCCGGATTTTGCAGTCGGGGATCTCTTTACCATCACCATTCCCGCCGGGTCCGGGAAAGTCCGGGAGATCCAATTCGCAGGGGTAGACGGCACCCAGCACGCTTACGGAGTGCTCATCGATGCCGTGGACACCACCGGCACCCTGAAATCCATCGCCTTTACCTCCGGCGGGACCTACGAGATTCGTCCGGGAGACGTGGTTACGGGCGCAACCTCCGGGGCAACCGGGCACGTGGTGAGTCTCACCCTGTCCTCCGGGACCTGGGCTGGCGGCAATGCCGCGGGAACCCTTGTCCTGGACAACGTCGTCGGCACGTTCCAGTCCGAGAACCTCGATGTGGACGACAACTCCAACGTCGCCACCGTCGGCGGGGACGCATCCGCCTACTACCCGGACCGGCCGGGAGTCGCGGTGGTCCGGGACGCCGTGATCGATGCCGACAACCTGGTATGGCCCACGGGAACCACCGAGGGCCAGATCGCCGCCGCCCTGGCCGAGCTGGCCGCAAAGGGGATCATCACGCGGACCGCCGCGTAGAAAGGAGCATAGCGTGATTCTCAATCCGTTCGAAACCGACGCCTTCAGCATGGTGTCTCTGACTCAGAGCATCAACATTCTGCCCAACATGTACGGGCGATGCGGGGAACTCAACCTGTTTCCTCCCAAGGGTATCCCCTCTCGCACCGTGCTTATCGAGGAGCAGAATGGAGTCCTGAATCTTCTGCCCTCGAAGCCCCTGGGGTCTCCGGGCACCATGGGGAGCGCTCCCAAGCGCAAGGTTCGGTCCTTCCAGGTCCCCCACATTCCCCATGACGATACCATCCTTCCCGAGGATTACGCCGGGGTACGGGCGTTCGGGTCGGAGAACCAGCTCCAAACGCTCTCCGTGATCGTCAACGAGCGGCTGCAACAGATGAAGAACAAGCACGACATCACCCTGGAGTACCTCCGCATGGGGGCCTTGAAGGGTCTCATCATCGACGGGGACGGCTCCACCGTTTTGTATAACCTCTTCACCGAGTTCGGGATCAAGCAAAAGACGGTGGACTTCCTCCTGGGGACCGACACCACGGACGTTCGCGGCAAGTGCATGGAGGTCCTGCGGCACATCGAGGACAACCTCATGGGCGAAACCATGACCGGGGTCCGGGCGTTTGTGAGCGGGGAGTTCTTCGACAACCTGACGTCCCATCCCACTGTAACGGCAGCTTATGCGAATTATGCCCTCGCCCAGAACATGCTGGGAGGGGACATCCGCAAGGGGTTTTCCTTCGGCGGGATTCTCTGGGAGGAGTACCGCGGGCAGGCCTCCGACGCCTCGGGCACCACCCACCGGTTTGTACCGGCCGGGGAGGCCATCGCGTTCCCCGAGGGGACCCAGAACACGTTCCAGACGATCTACGCCCCTGCGGATTTCGTGGAGACCGTGAACACACTCGGGAAGCCCTACTACGCCAAGTTGAAGATTCGGGACTTCGATCGCGGAGTGGACCTGCACACCCAGTCCAACCCTCTGCCTATGTGTGCCCGCCCGGCCCTGCTGGTGCGGTGCAAATCGAGCAACTAGGGGGGGATGCGGCCGTGACCGACTGGGACCGATTGAACGCCGCCCAGCTGGCCGCCTTCGGGCAGGCTGTGACCTATCAGCCTGCCTCCGGCGGCGGCTCCTTGGAGATTGAGGCCGTCGTCCACTACGGAGAGGACCCCGAGGACGCCCGGGGCGGTTACGTCGAGGCCCGGGCGACCGTGCAGGTTCTCGAGTCGGACGTGGCGGCCCCGGCCTACGGCGATACCGTCACCATCGGCGCGGAGTCCTGGACGGTCCTGCGGAGGATCGGGCGCTCGGCAGGGATGTGGACATTGGAGTTGAGAAGTAACCTTCGGGCCACCTTGAGGCGGGGATAGGAGCCATGCTGGACGTGCAGTTAAAGTCTG